CCTTAGAAACTGGAACGTACATCAACAGTCTCAACGCAGCCAACCCTGCGGCGACTGACGGCCTATCGCAGGCCGACGATCATCTGAGGCTCATCAAGAGCACCATCAAGGCTACACTCCCGAACCTCGATGCAGCCGTCACGGCCACCGAAGACGACCTAAACATACTCACAGGAGCATCAGCAGCAGGTGTCTCTGCGGCAGAGCTACAGCACGTCAATGGCGTGACATCAGCCATACAGACGCAGTTGAACACATTGACCACGTCTGTCAGCGCTGCAGTCCCCTCTGGTGTCATCATGATGTGGTCTGGTGCAACCTCAGCCATCCCTAGCGGCTATGTGCTCTGCAACGGCAGCAACAGTACACCTGACCTACGCGGCAGGTTCGTCATCGGTGCCCAAGGTGACAGCGGCAACACCTATGACGTCGGTGACACTGGTGGGTCCGCAACGCACACGCTGACAACTGCCGAGATGCCGTCGCACACCCACACGGCCACCTCGACGGTTACTGACCCCGGTCACAGCCACGTCCTGCCGTATGGCGACTCTGGTGGCGAAAGCGACGGTTGGGACGGCAACGGTAACAGCAGTACAACCAACAGCGCCACCACAGGCATTACTGTCGCAACCACCAATGCATCCACAGGCGGCGGCGGCGCACACGAGAACAGGCCGCCGTACTACGCCCTCTGCTACATCATGAAGACCTGATAGCCGCCACATGCCATTACTCCCAGTCCGTCAGTTAGGTAGCGCAGGCGTAGTTACAGACCTCGATCCGTTTAACCTGCCTCTCAACGGCTTCACACGCGCAAAGAACGTCCGCTTTACTCAGGACGGCAACGTAGAGCGCTCCCCAGTATTCCGTGACGTCTCAGGCGGTGACTTGTCGTCATCTTTAGACGGCAACCCTGCGCACATCACAGGCGTCTTCGGCGGCTCTTCAGGCTACGACAGTGTGACCCTCGTGACTGACGTCTACCATGTGTACACGTTCAGCAACGGCGCTTTGACATCTAACGTCGACTTTGCGACCTCAGCCTCTACGGTGCCTTTCACGTCGACAACTTTAGCTGACGTCCAGTATATCAACAGGCCTGACCGCGTGCCTGTCTTCTTGGGTCCCTCTGGCACTACCTTCGCCAACCTAACGAATTGGCCGTCGACGCACCGCTGTGTCTCCTTGAGGTCATACGGTGACTTCCTGATTGCACTAGGGTTGACCGAGGGCAGCAGCAGCTATCCTAATCGTGTTCGTTTTAGTGACATCGCCTTGGCAAACAGCGTGCCAAGCAGTTGGGATGCCACTGACGCCACCAAGAGTTCAGGCTTTAACGACCTCGTCCAGATGGACACGCCGATTGTCGATGGTGCCACCCTCGGCACCAACTTCGTCATCTACAGCAGCGACAGTGTGTATAACATGGAGTTCGTCGGCGGCACCTTTATATTTAACTTCCGCAAGCTCTTTGATGACTGCGGTGTGATCAGCCAGAACTGTGTTGTCGAGGTCGAGGGCAAACACTTTGTGTTCGACAATGACGACATCTACGTCCACGACGGTAACACACGCCAGTCCATCTGTGATCAGCGCGTGCGTGACTATGTGTTTGCATCAGGCTTAGACACCTCGAAAAGCTCTGCCTGCTTTGTGCATCACAACGCTGCACTAGAAGAGGTATACTTCTGCTATCACACAGGTGACGACATGGTCACCCTAGAGGACGCCAGTCACTGCAACCGAGCAGCCGTGTATAACTACAAGGCAGACACTTGGTCGTTCATCGATCTGCCTAACGCCGTCGCAGGCACCACAGCCAACGTCAACACTGTGTCGACCTACGCCGCTGCGAGTACAACTTACGCCAACACAGGCGGCTCCTATCATGACCAAGAGAGCTCCTTTGGTCGTCACAACATCTTCTTCTCGAAGACTGTCGCCAACGGCCTGCCCTCATGTGACAAGCTGCTAGCCATGGACGGCGCTACAGTTGGTGCCATTGCTGCACCTATAGACACCGCCGCCACCCAAAGCATCTTCTTGGAGCGCAAAGGCATAGACCTCGATCAGGAAGCAGGCAGCCCCCTCAGTGGCTACAAGGTGCTCAGAGGGTTCTACCCACAGGTCACCACGGATGACAGCAGCAGCAGCACACTCACGTTTACTTTTGGTGCCAGTGACTTGCCTTCTGGTGTTCCATCTTATGGTTCTGCAGTTACCTATGATATGTCTACCGACCATAAAGTCGACACACGGAGCAGTGGCAGATACCTCAGCTACAAGCTCACAGACGCTGCCACAGACAAGGACTTTAAGTTCTCAGGCATGGACATTGATGTCGTCATCACAGGCAAGAGGTAGCACCCACGATGTCATCAACTTTAAGCGACAAACAGAACACGCTTGTGTTCCCTTATGTAAGACGCCAGATGCCGTCCCTAGAAGACAGCCTAAAGCTATATCTCAGAGACGAGCTTCAGGCCATCGAGAAGTCTATACAGACGCTTGCAGATGCATCAATACAGGTGGCTGATGCAGCCCCTAGCAGCCCTCGGAAGGGCATGGTGCGCTACGCTGTGTCGCCATGGGACCCCCTCAGCAACGGCTTCAGTGGCCTTGTCGTCTACAATGGCACCGCTTGGGCCGCAGTTTAACAGATGTTATTAGTTAAGACTGACCTGAGCATTCGGTCGTCCATCATGGCAATGCAAGAGTTGCTAATGGAAGGCGTTGAGCAGGGCGAGATTACTGACGACAGCGACCAAACAGAGCTTGAGCACTTCTTTACGCCTCTAGATGAGGACTACGGATGCTCAACATACGCACGTCAGTTGTACATGCCAAAGGGCATGGTTGTCGTTGGAAAGCTTCACAAGAAGCCTCACCTGACATTCCTGATGTCTGGCACTGTTTTAGTCGTATCAGAAAACGGCGGTAAGCAAAGGCTGCAGGGGCCCACCACGTTTGTGTCGCCTGCAGGTGTAAAGCGCGTGTTTTACATTGAAGAGGACACCATTTTAACGACGGTGCACCTAACGAAAGAAACAAAAGAAGACGACCTAGACAAGGTCGAAGAAGAGGTCATCAGCCCAACCTACGAGGCTATGGGACTAGAAGAGCCCGACATGAGGCGCTTCAACGAAGTCTTAGAAGACCTCTCACCTAACAATAATAATAAAAACAACAAGGGTAGATAAACATGTCTTGGATCATGATTGGTTCTGCTGTTATCGGCGCAGGCGGTAGCTATCTAGGCGCAAAAGAGCAGTCGAAGGCTCAAGATAAAGCCAACGCAGCTAACATGGCAGGCTTCAATCAGTACAAGCCTTTCGTCGACGCAGGCCTCTCAGGTGGTCAAGGTGCATTCAACAACGCGGTGAACGCAGGTTACTACCAAGGCCCAACCCTAGCAGGCCCTAACGCCTTCCAGACTGGCACTGCGAACACCATGGGCGGCTACAGTCCAAGCGTGATGAACACTGGGTTCAACATGATGAACACTGGTGCAGGCTTCGGTCAGAACTATCAGAACCTTTACGATCAGACCCAAGAAGACCGCCTCGGTAATGCCATAGGGTACGCCAACGAGAACGCAGGCGCTCTGACGGACAGCATCATGAGTGACGCACGTCGCAACACTCAGCTAGCCATGCAGGGCAACAACATGTCTGCGTCTGGCACAGGCAACGCCAACTCAAGCCGCGCAGGTATTGCAGACGCAGCACTTCAGGGCGACTTGGCACGTCGTACAGCAGCCACAGGCGCTCAGGTGCGTGACCAGATGATTGACCGCTCGTTGAACCAACAGGGCCGCCAGTTTGCTGATGCCATGTCAGCCAACCAAGGTATGCAAGGTGCCTTCACCACAGGCATGGGTGCCATGGGAACAGGCGGTGACTTCGGTATGAACGCAGGCAGCTTCCTACAGCAGCAAGAGCAAGCCAAGATGCTTGACGACAGAGCACGCTTCGAGGGCAACAGAGACTTCGCGTATAACCGCTACAAAGACTACATGAGCGGTATGCTTGGCCGAGCTCCGTCGACAGCTAACCAGTACCAAGCGAACACCGTCAGCCCCGGCGCTGCTGCAGTCTTCGGCGGTATGCAAGGGTTTGGCTTCGGTCAGCAGTACGGTCAGCAGATACAGAATAAGCTCCCGACAAACATGGGCGGCTACGGCAGCTACGGCGGTGGCGCTCCCCCTTCACGGCCCACAAGTTACGGAGGGCCAATCTAAGATGATCCTCGCAAACAACCGCATGACCCATGACCCAAGGCACGCCAACGCAGGCGTCTTGGACACCTACGTCAGTGACATCCCACGCTACAACCATGACGTTTTCCGTAGCGCTCCAATGTCGTCTCCTGCAAACCCAAGCCTTGTTGGTCCAGTAGTGGACCCTAGTTATGGTGGAGCAGGTGAAGACTGGCGTACGCCATGGATGACAACTGGAAACATGCTGCATGGTGGCAGTGCCGACGATGCAACGTACAAAAGCGACCCTGCGCTCCACTCGCAGTCAATAGACCTTGCGTCAGTTCCTGCCCCTGCAGCAGCCCCTGCCCCTGCAGCAGCCCCTGCAGCAACCCCTGCGCTCATAACAGGCAACGCACGCGGCTCTATGAAGCCCCCTGCAGCACTGTCGATCCCCAACCAACGCATCCCTATGGGTGAAGCCCTAATGCGCATCGGTGGAGCAGGTGTCGCAGCATCAGGACAAGGCGGCTTGGCGGCCATAGGTGCAGCTACGAATGCATATGGTCAGGTACAAGACGTAAACAGGCAGGCTGACATGGAAGCCTTTGCCATCGAGGAAGCACGCCGCAAGTCTATAGCTGACCGCATGTTAAAACGAGAGCTTGCTGATGCAAAAGCTAAGAAAAAGGGCGCTCCGACGATGCCAACGGCGGCATACAGTGAGGCTGCTCTAGAAGCCATACGAGACATCGAGCGCAACTTAGGCGACGAGACTTGGTGGCCCACCTCGTGGACGACAGGCCTCGCAGGCAGCATCATGAGTGCTATGCCGGGGACACCTGCCCACGACGTAGCGAATGCCATCACGACCATCGAGTCATCCATCGGTTTCGACAGGCTCCAAGCTATGCGTGATGCATCTCCAACAGGTGGCGCATTAGGTCAGGTCAGTGAGAGAGAACTTTCGCAACTTAATGCCTCTTTGGGCAGCCTTAAACAGTCTGCAACAAGGGATCAGTTCGAGAAGAACCTTAGAGCAGTCAAGAGACACTACATGGCTGCAGTCGAGGCTATCAGAGCACAGCAAGTTGAATACCGACGTATCCACGGCATTGAGGCTCCTGCACCTATGTCTTCAACCTCAGATGCAGGCCCTTCACAACAAGCAGCGCCCCTAGTCTTTGACGATGCCACTGGCAAATGGAGCGACGAGGGATAACAATGCAGACAGTCAGCACCCCTGATGGTCAGGTATACCAGTTTCCTGACACCATGAGCCGTGAGCAAATGGCAGCAGCCATTCAAGCGAGACTTGCCAAGGCAAAGCAGCCACAAGGCCCAGAAACAGGCAGCGCATCTGGCGACTTTCGTGCAGGTATGCTGCAGGCGCAGATGGTTATCCCCGGTGTACGCGCAAACAAGCACCTTGATATCATGCAGAATGCCCAGACTGGCAACCTGTCGCAGGGTAACTTCGCGCAAAACGCTCAGTATCTTCTCGACCTCGCCAAGTCTTACGAGGCAGACCTTAATTTACTTGAAGACCCAGACGAAAGAGCAACCTTAGCTGACCAGATTGCTGACCTAAGAAATCAAGCTGCTAATATCCAAAGCACCGCTGCGACACCTACGGCTCAAAACACGCAGGCGTCACTTGACGCCGCTGCAGGCAGATCGGCCCAGACATTAGCCACAGACGTCCTTCCAAACCTGATGGACCTGCAACGTCGTTCCTCTCAGATACCAATGAGCGCAAAAGCTCAGGAGATGTTTAACCCAGAGGGCGACACATTCCTGCAGCAGACTGGCGACGTCTTCGATACGTTTCGTGAGGCCCCCGGTGAGATAACACGGACGGTATTCTTACGCTCACTGCCTGCCATGATCCCTACAGTCGCAGCAGCTATCGCAGGGACTGCTGTAGGTGGTCCTGCAGCAGGCGGCACCTTGGCAGGTTTAGTCGGTGGCAGCACAGAGCTCGGCATCGCGTTGTCTCAGGAGCTCACACAAGAGTTGGGCTCTAGAGGTGTCAACGTCGAGGACCCCAACGCAGTCAAGGCGTGGTCTGAGGCAAACCCTGAGCTAATCACAGACATGCTCATGAATGCTCGTAAGCGTGCTTTAGCTATTGGTACTGTCGACGCTGCAACAGGTGGGGTTACTGGCCGTATAGCAAGAGCAGCCAACCAAGGCGGCAAGGTACGAAAGGGCGCAGGATTAATCGCAGGCGGTACTGTTGGTGCTGTCGGTGAGGGCTTAGGTGAAAGTGCTGCACTACAAGCAGAGGGCAAAGAGCAAAACCCCGGTGAACTCTTTGCTGAAGTCTTTGGTGCAGGCCCTATGATTGCAGGGCAGACTGCAGGTCAGATGGCCGTGCAAAAGTCACGCAGCTTGTACACCTCAGATGGCACCCTAGCTGACCCAACGACGCTAGAGGAGAGCTACCGAGGCGCTGCAGGAGACGTCGCAAGGCAGCTTCAGGAACTTGCGAAAGCAAACGGCTATAATCTTAAAGACATCGACAATAGCTCTGAAGGAGGCGCAAAGCAGGCCTTAGAGGACCTTCGTCAGGGCAATAACGAAACAATCACAGGCCTTGTAGCTGTACTAAAGCCTCTACTGAGCCCTAAGAATGCAAAGTCATTAGAAGACTTGCTGCTTAACTACACGCAAGCAAGTGCAGGCATAAAGGGCGCAAAGAAAAAGGTCTCATCCAGAGTAACGCAGGATCAGCTAGATGCTGCACGTCGTCTGGTAGGTGGTCTGAAAGAAGGCCAAGAGCTTTTAAACGCCCTGCAGAAATCCAACGTAATTACAGACCTCTTTAAGAGAGGCGTTCAGGGCGGCGTCAGTAGGTTTACTGACTTGTTCAACCCTATTTCCATGGCAGGCGCAGGTTATAACGCTCCAAAGATAGCAGCTAATGCTATGCTTGGCTCTGGTCTCCCTATGATAACTCAAGGCGGCACTATCCCTGCTCAGGGTGCTCTTTGGGTCATGGGAAGACTTACGGACGCTATGACTGGTCGCCGCTCTAAGGTTGCTCGGTTTGTGAGGCAAAACACAGGTAAGTTTGGACTGCCTACGCCCGAAGGTCCTTCCATAATTGCTGCAGAGCAACTTAAGGAGAAAAAGGCAGCAGCCTCTAAAAACCAAGCTAAGGCAATCCGTGCATCTTTGGCGCAGTTCAACACTAAGATGAACGTCGCTGACTTCGAGCAGTCACCCATAGGTAACTTCCTGTTCCGCACTGGATTGGACAAGCAGGGTCTTATCGATGTCGTAAGTATGATGTCTAAGGACCCTGACATTGCCAATGACCCCGGCATGTTGGCGCTGATAGATCAAATCAATGAGAACCTTGCAGGCGGCGAAAACCAGATAGAAGCCTTAAGTGACGCAATATTAGCTGTTGGTGCATATGCACAAGAAAACGCCCCTCACCTCATTAAGTTTCAACCTGACAGCCCATCACTTCTGCGCTCATTTGATCCGTCAGCTTCACCTGAAGTTTCATCAGGTGCACCACAGCAGACAACAGGTCCACAGCAGTCAGGCCGCCAGTTTACATCTCCTGAGAACTATCAGGCAGGCGAAGATGCCAACATCGAAGTGGCTGACACCCTGCAGTCTACACTGTCTGCAGACCTCGACGTCTCCGTGACAGACAAAGGCCAACTGCTGTCCGTCTTAGGCAGAGCAAAGAAGCGGAGCCCAGATATTGTCGCCCAACTACAGACTGACATAGAGGCACTGCAGAGAAACGAGGTGAGCTCTGAGGCCATCGACAAGTATGTGCGTCCGTATCTCGACCGCGTCACCAATCAGCGTGAGCAGAAAAGCAGACTGCAGCGTCTGCAGGACGCCCCTAAGAAGCCAACAAGCACACAAACAGAAGCACCTGCGCCAACTGAGGCAATGACTGAGGCTCCAGTGGTGCCACAAACGGCAGGCGAGATGGTTGCTGAGGGCAGCATCATTGAGGGTGCTGTGAGGGCGATCTCAGAGGGCACTATGGCTCCTGAGAGTGTCGATGCGATGCTGTCGTCTCTCGAAGCGTCAACCCCCGGCATTCGCGCCAAGATCGAAGCTATTGTTAATCGTCAGCCACCTGAAGCACCTGCTGCTCCTGCATTGGCTGAGACCCCTGCATTGCCACCTGAAGCACCTGCTGCTCCTGCATTGACTGAAGCACCTGCTGCTCCTGCGTTGTCTCCTGATAACTACTCTCAAGCTTTAAACTTGCTTGCAGAAGAAGGCAAAGTGTCTATTTCGTGGCTCCAGAGAAAACTAGGTATGCCTTATTCTGAGGCTGAGACTTTAGTAAACAGGATGGAAGCTGAAGGTTATATCAGCGCTCCAAACCATGTAGGCAAACGCGAAGCCCTAGTGAGGCCACCAAGGCAGCAAGACGACCGTGATCTAGAGGTTGACCAAAGCTCACCTGTGCTACTCTCGACATCTGAGGCAGGCCGTAAAGTAAAAGACCAAGTAATTGAAGGCAGCCTGCTGTATGGTAAGCTGTCAGGTAATAAAGACCATATCGCTTTTGAAAGCGTAAGTAATCTTAGTTCTGATTTAGCAGATGCCGTTAAAGAAAGTATTGATGAGCTTAACATTAGAAACATAGAAGTCAGAACTGATATATCAAATGTTTCTCCTTCGTCTTATGTGCAAGTTCAAATATTGGATGAAGCGTCTTGGGACCCTGAGTATAAAGAATATCTTGATATAGAAGATGAGTTTAAGCTGCGGTTTTCTGACCATCCAGATTATCAACAATACTTAGCATCTGACAAAACTATAAGATTTGACCAAAGCAAAACTTTAGAACATTTAGAAGATATAGAAGGCTACTATGGATCAAGAATAGATTTCTTAGAATTTAAAAGTTTGGTACAAGAGGGCGTCGACACAGTTTTAAGTAAAGTCGACGCAGAAACAACCGCACCCCCTGCGCTACTTCAGCAAGACAGCCGTGATCTAGAGGTTGACCAAAGCTCACCTGCGCGTCCTGCTCTATTGTCTGACCCGACTTTACTGCAGCGCGACGACCTAGACTATTTCGACACACCTTTGCCTTTAGAAGGAAAACCTACTGTTCGCAAAATAGGCGAAGCTATGAACGCCGACCACCAGAAAAAGTATGGTCGCCAGATATTCCCTGAAAACAGTGAAGATGATTATCAGCAAGTTTTAGGTAGGGCCTCTGAAGAGCTTAAGGCACAACTTGAGCAGCCAAATAGTGGTGTTGGGTGGTATAGCAAAGATGTTGAAGATGCGATGGCAATGGCATCTCGTGTCTACCCATCATTAGCAACAGAACAAACACATCGTCAGCTTTATCTTACGTTTGCAGGTATATTCTCTAACGGTGCTGACCCAGATAATGCCTTTATGATGTCTTCATGGGCGTTTGAGGACTTTCTTCGGACAGGAGAAGTGCCAGTCAATCGCGCTGAGGGTTTTAGGCAGCAAGGGTTAGAGCCCCCAAAGACAACCTTTAAAAGCGCTAAAACAGGCAAAATGGTCACTAAGGATGCAGGGTGGGGCATAAGAAACAAAGCTAACGAGCAGCAGCTTGGGATGCTTAAATACTTAGTAGAAACTAAAGGCGGTTTAGCGCCTGCTATGGACTTCCTACTTCAACCACAGACGCGTGAAGACATTAACAATGTTATGCTCGATAGTGGTCTTTATAAAGCAGGCAGATACACAACTAAGGCAGAGAAAGCAGGGGCCCCAGAATATGGCTTCCTAGCATTCGGTAAAAAGCTTGGTCGTTATTCTATGGGCCTCCACGGCGTCGAAATCGACGCAGGTGACAGCGTAATTGATTTATGGTACACTCGATCATACCGTAGGTGGACTGGTAGATTGCTTGAAACACCTGTGGCAAAAGAAGGTGTTGCAGGTGGTCCTGCTAATGATGCAGAGCGTAATGCAGTCTTTCGATTAACTGGAGATTTGTCTGATCAAAACTCTCTTGATCCCGGCGACACACAAGCTGTCCTGTGGTTCTTTGAGAAAAGACTGTGGGGTTCGCAAGGGCTCAGAACAAAAGAAGGGACTAACTCAAGTGGCGCAAGGAAACTCCTCAAAGAAAAAGGCATCCCCCTCAATGATGACGGAGAGGGAAGCGATGGCTCGAATATCGAACCTAGCCGCTCGGATGTCGGCGCAGGGCAAACAGCAGACGACAGGGAAGCCCCTGCCCTCAGCGATTTCATCCGCAATGGATCGTCCCAACTACGACGCGCCTTCAGCCGACGAGTACCTAGCAAGCAAGAAGTAGTCGGCCAGTTCCCTGCCGTAAAAGCACTCTTCGAGATCGGCAAAAAGGGATCGCCTTACGAGAACGGCATTACGAACATCGAGGACGCCCTGACGCTTGCGAAAGCTCTTGGCATCACAGTGCACATGTTCAATGACCACCAAAAGATGCTTGAGACTTTAGGGTCCAACGCCAAGACCCTCAGAGGTCGCTTCACAAAGACCTCTAATGGTGCATCTGGTCACGTCTTCGCACTAGAGCCGGGCACAAACTTCCTTGGAACAGATAGTATAGGAAGTGGGCGCAATCTCACAGACATCGAAGCGCTCACAACGCTGCTTCACGAGATATTCCACGGCGTGACCATGGCTCCAATGTCTGGTGTCGGTCCTATGCTAAACGGCAACGGAAACGGCACGCCATCCGTAGAGAATGCTATCGGCGCTATGATCGACAAGCCGCAAGGCAAGCGTACACCTCAAGAGCGCAAGATACTCCGCGAGATTACACGCCTGCAGAACAGCTTGTCTGCTTACGTCGAAGGCAAGCCAACAGAGCGCAGACCAGTGCGTGGCCTGATGGCGGCCATGGACAAGTTCGATCAGCGCCGCAACCAGATGACCCCAGAAGAACAAATGGACTTCGAGAACAAGCTTGACGCTCATGTGAAATACATAAGGTCAAAGGGTGAGTTCTCTGTCGATCCGTTCTGGGTCTACGCGGTCAACCCAAAGATGGCGAAGCTTGTAATGCCAGAGACGGCCAAGTGGATACGAGGTGAGCTACGCAAGGCAGGCAACAAGGACATCCAGTTCTTCACCCACCCACTTGCGATATCCATAGCCGTCGTGATGGCCCTTATGGCCTCTGAGCAGGCTGAGGATGAGCAAGAAGAGCAGCAGCGTCAGCAAATGCAGCCGGGGGCACTGTCGCCCAATGCAGGTATGCTGTCTGCCGCCTAGTGCAAGAACATATGAGAGAAAAGGAGAGCAACCGTGAAGCTAATGATGGAGCTTATGTCCGCCATAAAAGGCTTTGAGGACATCGAGGCTAGCAAGTCGCTGTCGAAGGACGACAAAGGCGCAATGATCTGGGAGATGTACTGCAATATCCCCATGATGATGTACGAGCGCCAATACCCTCACTCGACACGGATAATCACGGAGATATCGACGAGGTATAAACCTAATGACGACCGAAAAGCAGCCAAGAGCACGTCGGCAGAAGAAGCCCCCAAAAGAGGTAAAGATGCCCCAAAAGGGCAACCCAAAGGAAAAGAACCACTTCTGGCTGATGATGCAAACGGAAGAAGGCCGCGCCCAAAGAAAAGCGTGGGCAACAAAAAAGCGTAAAAACCCCGGCAGGCCAAAGGGCGTGCCAGATGGATACACACGCGAAACAATAAAGCCGTTGAGGGAACAAGCGATGAAAGATGCAGAAACCGTCTTAGAGATCATGAAGAAGGACTATGGCGTCGAGGATGAACTCGCCCAAGAAGCACTTCGCACTGCAGTCATTATCATGCGCGAACCGGGGCAAGCCAGAGAGAAGCTTTTGGCTGCTCGTATGGTCCTCGACTTCACCAAGAGTAAACCAGTTACCAAGTCTGAAGTTTCTGTCGGCAAGGCCGAGGAGTTCCTAGCGACACTTCTGATGGCAGAAGCACTAAACGAGGAAGAGCAATTAGATGAACCCGAAGTTAGCCGCGATACGGAAACGCCTATACACTGACTTTGAGTTCTACTCTAAATCTGCCCTAAAGATCAGAACTAAGGAAGGTGACGTTCAGCCCCTAAAGCTGAACCCTGCCCAAGCCATCCTGCAGTCGGCTGTCGAAGATCAGCTAGCAGCAGAAGGCAAAGTCAGGGTCATCATCTTAAAAGCGCGTCAACAGGGTCTCTCGACCTATGTTGGCGGCTACTTATACTTCAGCGTCTCTCAGCGTGCCGCGTGTAAATCCATGGTTATCACGCACCACTCTGATAGCACTCGTGCCCTCTTCGACATGACAAAGAGGTATCACGAGAACTGCCCTGAGCTCCTAAAGCCTCACACTAAGTATAGCTCCCGGCGCGAGTTGTCGTTTGACGTCCTCGATAGCTCTTACGTCGTTGCGACTGCAGGTGGCGATGCTATTGGCCGAGGTGAGACGCTGACCCACGTTCATGCTTCAGAGCTTGCCTTTTGGTCTAAGACGACAGCAGCCGACAACTGGAACTCCCTCACACAGGCCGTACCAAACACAAAGAACACTGCCGTCTTCGTCGAAAGCACGGCCAATGGTGTGACAGGCGTCTTTTATGACCTCTGGAAAGGTGCCGTGGATGGCTCCAACGGCTATGTGCCTGTGTTTATCCCTTGGCACGTCAACCCTGAGTATCGAGAGACGGTCCCTAAGAAGTTCCAACGCACTCCAGAGGAAGAAGAGCTAGCGGAAAAGTATTCTTTAGATGACGGCCAGTTGATGTTTCGTCGTCGTAAGATTGCTCAGAATGGCATCGACCTGTTTCGACAGGAGTACCCATCAGAACCCGAAGAGGCCTTTCTGACGACAGGTCGCCCAGTGTTTAACCCTGAGCAACTTCAGGAGAACCTAGGAGATGCTGCAGACGTCAAAGAGCGTCTAGCGCTCGAAGGTGACGACTGGGAGAACAACGTCAGGGGGGAGCTCACGCTATACAGAGCGCACGACCCCGGAGAGCAGTATGTCATAGGTGCTGACGTCGCTATGGGTGTCAGAAACGGTGACTACAGCGTTGCCCAAGTGCTCGACAGTAAGAAGCGGCAGGTGGCTACTTGGAGAGGCCATGTGCACCCCGACTTCTTTGCTACGGTCCTCTATAACTTAGGGGACTTCTTCAATCAGGCTTACATTATCGTGGAGAACAACAGCCATGGCATTCTCACATGCACTCGTCTGGCTAAAGATATGGCTTACGCTAACTTTTATACGACCACTGAAGTGGACAAGCTCACAGATCGTGAGACTGTCAAGTTGGGCTTTGCGACAACTGCCAAGACGAAACCGCTGATCATCGACCAGTTACGCGCGTCAGTGCGCGACGGTGAGATCGAGCTAAACGACAAGACAACTATTAGAGAGATGCTGACATACATCGTGACAGAAAGCGGTGGGATGGAAGCTGAAGCAGGCTGCTACGACGACTGTGTCATGAGCCTCGCACTGGCTAATCACGTCCACGAGGGCGCTTGGGAGCCAGTAGAAAGTGTAGATGAAATGTACATAGAAATGGTGTGACTGAATGAGCACGGATGAATACAGTAAACTGAGTGATGAGCAGATTGTCGCTCTAGTTGACGACAATGTGCGCAAGTCTATCGGGTACTATGACAGCGAGATCAGTAGAGAACGCCGTAAGGTAGTCGATCACTACAACGCAGCCCTGCCAAAACCTGCCCATGATGGAAACAGCAAGTACGTCTCTATGGACGTCTATGACGCCGTCGAGAGCATGAAGGCAGCGCTCCTAGAGACATTCTCCACAGGATACAAGACAGTTCGCTTCAGCCCTCAGAACAGTGATGATGTCCCTATGGCTGCCGTCGCTACGTCTTATGTGGACTATGTCGCAAACCGCCAGAACAACCTGTTCGAGGTCATGCAGACGGTCATCCACGATGGCCTGATTGCACGCGCCGGGCTTGCCAAAGTGTTCTACGAGGAGAGCTCTGACAGCTACCTTCAGACTATCGAGGACGTACTGCCAGACGACTTCGACATGATGCTTGCAGAAGACAACGTCGAGATCGAGGAAGTCGAAGAGGACGCCTTGGGCAACTACAGTGGTACCCTTCGTATATACCGCGACACATCTAAGGTATGCGTAGACGCCGTCGCCCCAGAAGAGTTCCTAATTGAGCCTCAAGCAAAAGACTTAGACAGCATTACGTTCTGCGCACAGAGATACAAAAAGACGCTCTCTGAGCTCCGCGAGATGGGCTATGACGAGAAGCTCCTAGATGACATTGGTGAGCATGACGACGTCGACCTAGAGACCGACCCAGAGGTCATCAGCCGTCACGAGAACATCGGCAGTGATCGAGGGTTTAACGTCAAAGGTTACCAAGACCAAGTCAGACAAGTGACCGTCTACGAAGCATACATAATGCTAGACAAAATGGGCTCTGGAGTTGCGGAGCTCTATAAGGTCATCAAGGCAGGCAACAGCTTGCTAGAGTGCGAAAGGTGCATGAGACGCCCCTTCGTCGCCTTTGTGCCTCTGCCGATCGCCCATGCCTTCTACGGCTCGAACTTCGGTGCCAAGGTTATACCAATACAGAACGCCAGAACGGTGCTCACGCGGTCGATCCTTGACCATGCGATGATTACGAATAACCCACGTTATGTCGTCACCAAAGGCGGCCTATCGAACCCAAGGGAGCTCATTGATAATCGCGTGGGCGGCATAGTAAATGTCACTAGGCCCGACGCTATCAGCCCAATGCCACAGGCGGCACTCAATCCGTTTATCTTCCAGACCATCCAGATGCTTGATGAAGACAAAGAGGATACCACTGGTGTCTCTCGCCTGTCTCAAGGCCTCAACAAGGACGCCATCAGCAAACAGAACAGTGCTGCAATGGTTGAGCAGCTTGCGACGATGTCTCAGCAGCGCCAGAAGATCATCGCTCGTAACTTCGCAAATAACTTCCTGAAGCCGCTCTATCAGATGATCTATCAGCTTGTCGTCGAGAACGAAGATGAGCAAAAGATCGTAGAGCTTGCAGGTAACTTTGTGCCAGTCAATCCGGGTGCTTGGGCCGACAAACGTGACGTGCAGGTGGACTTACACCTCGGATACGGTGAGCAAGAACAAGAGGCTCAGAAGTATCTAGCGATCCACGGCCTGATGTCTCAGGACCCTGTGTTGTCACAGATGTATACACCAGAGAACGCATTTAACCTCATGTCCACCGTTCTAGAGAACAACGGCATTAAGAACGTCAGTGACTTCTTGTCACCACCTCAGCAGCCTCAGCCTGACCCTGCCCAAGAGATGCAGATGCAGGCCGCTCAGAAGCAGCTTGAGATACAAGAACGTCAGACAGCAGTGGCTGAGATGAAGGCACAAGCCGACGCTCAGATCGCGCAATTGAAACTCCAACTTGAGCAGTTGAAAGCACAACAGAGCTTCGCCATTCAGAGCGATAGCATGGACCTCAAAGAGGCTCAGTTGGAGCACAAACAAATGGTAGACACAGCAGAGCTTGAGATAGCTCGGACTGCCGACGATGTCAGGGCCATTGCCTCACCCACAGGCTGATGACCCTACGACCGCGCAGACGAAACCCCATAGCCCAAGCGCTACGCACCCCACGGTTTCGTCCGCGCATCCTTAAGGACCAAACAAAAGTCCTTCCAAGGAAAGCAAAGCATAAGAAGAGCA